GGCTTACGGCTGGAGTTTCGCTTTAATGAGATGGACATATTCCAGGAGGATGAGAACGACAGAGCCGACTTATTGAACAAATTTACAATGGCCGGCTTGCCGGTTGAAGTGGCTTTGCAGCTGGCTGGCTATGAGCTAACAGAGGAACAGGCGGCTATGCTGAACGCGCACCAGGAACAACTGGACGAGCGGCGGGACAATGAATACAGCCCGGATATCGTTGAGCTGCGCAAGTGGCAGAAAATGGCAGAGAAACGGGTAAAAGAAGGCAAAGACTTGCGTGAGTTTGAAACGAGCATCATTGAGCCGAGTTTGCACGGAGCGGTAAGTGGCGCGCTGGAAGGCGCGAAGTCGGTTGAGGATGTGAAACACATTTTTGACTCAGTTATCGAGTGGAGAGGCTATCCGTAATGGAAGTTCCAAACCGCTATGAGATTGAGCGCAGGCTGGCGCGGGTGTTGGGGCGCGACCTGCACTCGGAGTTGGGTAGGCTGATGGATTATCTGGGAGATCCGCCGCGCTTGGAGAACGTTCCGCCTGAGTATTGGCAGGGCGGTTGGCGCGACATCCAACGCGACGTTGAGCCTATCCTGCTTGACACATATCTGCAGCAGGCAATGGCTCTCATGTTCAATNTNGGGATTGGCATTGACATTGACAATGTGAACCGTCACGCGGTCAATTGGGCGCGGNCGCATACTGAAGATATTATGAACGAGATATGGCGCACGCGGCATGAGGTGGTAGGCGATATTCTCAATCGNTATCCGGGCGTTGGCGAAATTATNGCGCAAGGCTATGAACAGGGCTTGACCATTCGCGAAATAAGAGANCGCTTNCAGGCGCTTTACTCGCCTGTCAGGGCAGAGATGATTGCCGTGACCGAGACTACCAGGGCGGTGGTTGAAGGGGAGCGGGCTTACATTGATCAACTGGAACGCGAAACGGGGCAGCGGATGGTCCCTATCTGGTTGACCGCGAATGATGAACGAGTTTGTCCAATATGCAAGCCGCGAGATGACAAGCCGATAACCAACAATGAGTATCCACCGGCTCACCCGCGATGCAGGTGCGGAGTTGGNTGGGAGTTCCCGAAGGNNGAAGCGTAATGACNTTNACAATCACGGTTGAGGGNGTAGAAGAGTTGGTCTCAAANTTGGACACGCTGGCGAANTTCAACAGGGTAAGATCGGTGATAAGCCAACAGGGCGTGTTAGTGCAGCGTTATGTGCGGAAGTACCCGCCNAAGCTCTACTCGCCTAACCCGTTTTTGAGGACCGACGCGAAGATGCGGCGTGGTTACTTCGCCAAGCTGAAAAGTGGCGAAATCAGTGTGCCTTACAAGCGCACTCGCAAGCTTGCCAACAGNTGGGCTGTNAGCAGCAGCTTGGGCGGCTTNACTTCGACNGTTGAGAATAANATGGTNGATTACAACGATCTGGTGCAGGGNTGGGANAACCAGGTGACGCGCCACAAGTGGAGCGGGTGGATAACAGAAAAGGGCGCGTTGCAAGCGAACAGNACCAAGATCGTTCAGAANATCACTAANGCATTGAATCAAGAGGTGAANAATGTCGGATAATAACAAGTTGGCAGTCAAAATACAAGTGCCTGACACNCTCNTTGAGCCGGTGGAAGTAAGCGCAGAAAAGCGGCTGAAGGCAGACGGGGAATACTCTGATCCAGGCTGGCGCGTTTTAGGCGTGCCATATGGCGGTCATCTGAAAGGGCGCGACTCGGATGGGGAGGCTTTTCACGAACAGACTGAAATTTGGCTGCAACCTGGCGACTATGTCAACCTAACTTATTATCACGGCTTTGACCCTGAAGAGCCTGGAAAAAAGCAGGAAAAGCCGGCGCTGATAGGGCGCGCGGTCTATACTGGCAGGGACTCTCGCGGGCATTGGTTCGAGCCGATGCTGGATGAGAGTGAGCCGTTAGCAAAGCGGCTGATTGACGCGGGGGCTGAAGCTTTGCGCGCGTCTTCCGGGGCGGTCAATCATCTGGTTAGAAAATCATCGGGCGGGCTGATTGATGTATGGCCTATTGGAGAACTGGCATTATTTGATACTAACGAATGGCGAAAACCGGCAAATGAGTTTGCCGTTATCGAAGCGAAAGGCGAGCTTATCACGGAGGCAATCCCGGAGGCTGAAAAATCAGCGGTGGATGCGGTTGAAGAGCTGGTTGAATCGCAAGAAACAATCAAACCTAATCAACCTATTTTGGAGGATAAAATGGACGAAGAGAAAATCGTCGAAAATGAAAAGGCTCCTGTTGAAGAGCCAAAAGTGGATATCAAAGCAGAATTTGAATCCATGAAGAAATCCTTGCTGGATGAGCTGAAAGCAGCCCCCGGCGAGGTTAAGGGCGTCCCCACTACGAGAGCACCAAAGGAATCGCCGAGTTTTATTAAGGCGATGATGGCTTGGGCACAGGGAGACAACCCTCGTGGTTTCAAGGGCAACGACCTTGAATTGGGCGTTAAGGCTCCGTGGCAGGGACAAACCGATGCCGAAGGCGGCTATCTTGTGCCAGACGATTTCTACAATCGCATTGTAGAACAGCGTCAGGAACTATCTTGGGTTCGTCAAGCGCCAGTCACCCGCATGGTGACCAATCGCGACCGCATTTTGATCCCGACCGAAGATACAGCTGCAACAAAAATGGTCGTGACTCCTGAAGAAGGCGCTTATAACGAGAATGAGCCGACTTTCGGACAGGTAGCGTTAATCATCTACAAATTCGCCAAGATGTTGAAAGTCTCGGAAGAGCTGATGGACGGTGACGCTGTTGGTCTGGAAGCCTACATCTCATCTATGGTGGCGCGCGTTTCTGCTGCCACTGAAAACTACTACTGCACGATTGGTGTCAATGGCACAACTGAACCGCAGGGCGTAATCACTGGCGCGACTGCTTCTGGTGTGGTGAGCGCTTCAAAAGATGCCGTTACGGCAAGCGAAGTATTTGCCACTATGGGTTCTGTTGCCACCCCTTATCACAATAGCAATTCCGGCTTCCTGATGACTGGACTCACAAAGTTCAAGATTTTGTCTAATACCGGTGACAACTTCCAGTTTGTTCCAACTCCTGCTGGTGGAGATATTTTGGGCTATCCCATTTACGTTGCTCCTGACATGGCGTCCATTGGAACTGCAAGCGGGAAAGCAGTCCTGTTCGGTGACTTCTCAATGTATGCCTTTGCAGAACGGCAAGGCGTGACGTTGAGCCGCAACCCGTATCTATTCCAGGTTAATGGCCAGATCGGCTTATTCGTGAAACAGCGCTTTGGTGGCGCAGTCTTACAGTCTGCCGCGCTGAAGTATCTGACTTTGGCCGCAACCTAAATCAATTAGCGGGGGATAAGAGGCAGGGAGTTCATGCTCCCTGCCAGACCCCTGAAAGCAGGCAGCTATGAAAGCAGTAAAAATCTTAGTCCCGTTCCGGTTTGAAGTTGACCGCAAGGTCTTCGAATTTCAACCCGGAATTGACGCGGAACTTCCAGACGAAGCGGTGGAGGCATTTATCAGGGCGGGTTATGTAAAGCTGGTTGAAGACGAGCCGGCGGTGAAAGTAGTCGCCAAACCGCAGCAGAGAACGAAAGCGGTAAAGTGAAATGGCGTACGCTACCACTGTTCAGCTAAAAGATTATCTCGGGATTTCCTCAACGGTTGTTGACGACAACCTGTTGGGGGCTTTTATCGAACGGGCAGAGGGCTTGATTGACGCTTACACCGGACGCAAGTTCACAGCCGAAACAGCTACGCGCTATTTTGATTCGGAGTTTGTGTACGGGCAGGACTTGAATTTGTGGGGTTATGATCTGCTGACTGTCACAAAGCTCACAAATGGTGATGGTGTTGAGATAGCCTCCGGCGATTACCGCTTATACCCTCGCAATGACAACCCGAAATGGCGGATTCGTTTAGACGCCGGCTCCTGGAATTTCAGCGATGACGATTCAGAGATCGCAATTACTGGCACGTGGGGTTATTCTGCAACCGTTCCGGCTGATATTGAACACGCCTGCATTAGGCTTGCTGCGTTTCTTTATCGGCAAAAGGACACTTCTGCTGACATTGACAGACCGATGATTACTGGTGACGGCGTAACGATTATGCCATCCGCACTGCCTGCCGATGTGACGAGGATGTTGGACCGGTATAAGAGGCGG